TATGTGGTTTGCTCGTTTGGAAGGATTACCATACGAGGTAGTTGAAGGAGAAACTAAAATATGTTAGAAGGTATTATCGCAGTAGCATTTAATATATTAACTGCATGTTTACTTATATATATTTTATTTAAAGTATTATCAATTTAATACTTGACAAATCAGTAAAAATGTGGTATAAGGAAAATAATAATAAAGGAGGCTATTATGGATAATAACATAGCAAATATAAAAGAGATGTCTAATGAGCAAATTATGGAAGCCATTGGACAAGATGATGGTTCAAGTAAAGGAATAAATATTCCTAGACTTGGCATCAATAGATCACCAGAAGACGATGATGGTAATCAATTACCTGTTGGTAATTTATTTACATTTGATTCTAGTGTAGGTCAAAATGTATATGGTAAACCTGTTACATTTAGACCATTCATAAGTGCAATGCAATATATGCACTATGATCCAGATAAATCTGAGTATGTAAACAGATCTATTATTTTCAAAAATTGGAAAGAAGAAGCTGTAGATATACTTGGTGGTACAAAGTGTGGTAAAGTTCCGTTTAAAGATAGAGAATCTTTAACACCAGAACAACTAGCAGAACAAAGAACAATAAGATGTTATAGATTATTGTATGGTCTGTTATCTTTTAAAGGAGTAAAAGCAAATGGCGAAGAACACACTGTTTCTAATCTGCCTACTTTATGGAGGGTTACAGGTACAGCATTTGCTCCAGTTGGCTCTGCGTTAGATCAGATTACTAAACGTAAAAAACTTATGTTTACTACAACACTATCGGTAGATACTAAGAGACAGAAAAAAGGTGGTAATGTTTATTACACACCAGAGATTTCTGTTAATGCTGACGCTGGCTTAGAGATGTCAAAAGAAGATATGGAAACTCTTGGAGTATTTCAAGAAGTTATCACTAAAGAAAATACAGAAGTGATAGATCTATATAAGTCTGCAAAGAAGAGCAACTATGATTCATCTGATAAAGATATGAAGAAAGTTGTAGATCAAGTTGAAGATCCTGTAGATGTGTTGGCATCATAATGAACGATATACTTCTAAAAGTTCAAACGTATCTAGATAAATCTAATAAAGAATCTATTGAAATATCTGATACACTAGTAGAAGAGTTTGGTGAGGCATGTAAAAGTGCCTTACGCAAACAGTTCTCTGAGCAAAGACGAGAGGGCTTTAAACCAAGAATGTCAAGTATAGGTAGACCATTATGTCAATTGCAGATGGAAGCAAAGAATGTAAAGGGTGAAGGTCAACCATACAATGTTAAGATGAGAAATACTTTTGGTGATCTTGTTGAAGCATTGGCTATATTTGTAATGAAATCAGCAGGGGTAGAAGTAAAAGATGAGCAGAAAAAAGTTAAACTTAAATTTAAAGAATCAGAAATTGAAGGTAGGCTTGATGTTAAGATTGATGAGAAAGTGTGGGATATTAAAAGTGCGTCACCATATTCATTCGATAGAAAGTTTGGAAGTGGGTTTGAAGAGGTTGCAAAAGACGATGCGTTTGGATATGTACCTCAAGGATATCTTTATAGTGAAAGTGAGAAGATGCCTTTTGGTGGATGGATTGTAATTAATAAATCTACAGGTGAGTGGACAGTATGTGAAACTCCTATAGATGATAACGAATATAGAGTTAAAGCATTAGCTAGTGCAGAACAAAACATTACAGCTATAGAAAACAAAACACCATTTGAAAGATGCTTTAAAGATATTGAAGAGACATTCCGTACTAAGAAAACGGGTAATAGAGTTTTGGGCATGGCTTGTACATTTTGCCCATACAAACTTCCTTGTTGGGGAAGTAAATTGCAATTGTTACCACAACAACAATCGCAAGGCAAGAACCCTAAGTGGGTTTGGTATACTGAAGTAAACAATCCTAAGAAAGAGGAAACTTTTGAATAGAGATTGTAACTTTAACTGGGTGGGGAGTAGTTTTGAGGGGTCTATTTTCCACCCTTATACTAATGATGTTGTATTTTATATTATATAAAAATAAAAAAGATAAGGATTACAAAATGTTTACAAATGTTTTATTTGATAAAGAGTTAGACGCAGAAGACTTTGGTAGAAAAAGTATGAAGAGAGGATTTGAACATAAGGTAGTTGAGTATAATAATGATAACTACGATAGGTATTGGTATACATGAGAAAGAAAAAGTTTGATCCAACAAATGCAATAAAAGTTTTAGTTACACCTTGGGATAAAGGCTTTACCTGTGGAATAGTAATGGATAGTAAAGCCGCAATGACAACAGAACAGTATGAGTTATGTTCTACTATTGCAAGAGGCATGATTAAAATGGCAACATCAGACCCTCAGACTACATTTATGTATGGACTACGTGGGTTTGCAGATGATAAAAAAAGTAACACTAAAGATTTATCTATTAATTCTGTAGCAGAGTTTGATAGTGAAGATAATGTTATTGATTTTATTGAATACTTAAAAAACAAACGTGATAAGGAGTTAAACTAATGGCAACACATTTAGTAATAGGAGACCCTCATTGTACTCCAAAGGCAAGCAATGACAGATTTTTATGGGCAGGTAAATTTGCACATGATCTGAAACCAAATACCATAATATGCATGGGTGACTTTGCAAGTATGGATTCACTTTCAAGTTATGATAAAGGTAAAAAATCATTTGAAGGTAGAAGATATAAAAAAGATATTGACCATGTTCATGATGCATTGGAAAAATTTAACAAAGGTCTTAATGGAAGACGACCAAGAAAAATCATGTTACTTGGTAATCACGAAGATAGGATAGATAGAACAGTAGATGAGATACCAGAACTTGAAGGGACAATTAGTACAGACGATTTTAAATTTGAAAAGTTTGGTTGGGAAGTACATGAGTACCAGAAGCCCGTTGTTGTGGATGGTGTATATTATTGCCACAATTACCCTACTGGTGTCATGGGTAAGCCTATCAGTGGCGACAATGTTGCTCGTTCTTTACTCTTAAAAAATAAAGTATCTTCTACTGTAGGTCATATACATACATTTGATTATGCTATGTGTGCTTTACCTTCTGGTAAAAAACTTATGGGATTATCTGCAGGATGTTACTTGCATCATAAGGAAAACTATGCTAAAGCTACACAGCAAATGTGGTGGAGTGGACTTGTAGTTAAACGTAATGTAGATAAAGGAGAGTATGATCTTGAAATGATTGAGTATAATACAGTAAGGAGAAAATATAAATGATACTAACTAAGGAGAACCAAAAAAAATGGGATAAAGCTAAACGTATGTACAATAAAGAAAAAGATCATAGTAATGATATATCATATGAGAACGAAGTGCAGTTTGATAATGTAAACTCACCTGCACATTACAAGCATGGTAAGAAAGAAACTATAGATGTTATTCGTGATTGTATGGAGAGTGATGAGTATCATGGGTACTTAAAAGGCAATGTCTTGAAATATGTTTCGAGATATAAATGGAAGGGGGAGCCATTGGAAGATTTAGAAAAAGCACAATGGTATTTAAATAGACTAGTAAAGGAGGTCAAAGATGGGTCAAGTTAAACAAGCAATAATAGAAGTAGAAGACTTTGTAGCAGGTTGTCTAAAGCAAGGTAGAACACTTAATCAAACAATAAGAGATGCAAAGGAATCTGTACAGGCTAAGTTTAATCCTTACTTAGATGATGCTGATCTTATTGAAGATAAGTATTATCAATTTAGGGGGCAAGAATGAGAGAAGATTTTTTAGATGCATTGCACGATAAGTATACAGCACAAATATCTGATGCTAAAGCTAAAGCTTCTGTGTACTTAGATAACCCTGTTGCAATTGGTGAGCACCCACAATTTACAGAAGAGTTAGATAAACTAATAAATACTATTTCTACTGCTGAAGAAAATATAAAAACAATACACAAACAATTTGGAGAACACAATGACTAAAGAGAAAGGACAAGAACAAACAGGATCAAGAACTTATTTAATAGATTCTATGCAGTTACAAGATATAATGAAATATCTTATGACCAGACCATATGGAGAAGTAGCAAATCTTATGGCTATGCTAGCTAGATTAAATCAATTAGATCCTAAAATAGGTGCAGACTTCGTTAAAAAAGAGACGGAGAGTACCAATGGAAAAAAATAATATAAGTAAACACACAGGTCTTTTGTTTGAATTAAAGATAGGTTTAAATAAAGATAATGCTATTGTAATTGATTATGGTGGAAAACCAGTAGGTAAAATAAGAGAAGCATTAAAAGATTATAAGTATCAAGCTAATCTATGTGCAGCAATTATTAATCATGCAAATTCTACTGGTAAAAAACTAGAAGATGATATTAAACAAATGATACAAAAAGTTTAACACCAAAAAA